CCTACCGGTCGATTACACGGTTGGCACCGGGCAGTCCGTGTCGTTCCAGGATACCGTCGAGAACTTCACCACGCTGACGATGGCGACGCAGAACAACGTTGGCATGTCGTTTCCGCAGATCGAACTCACGTTGCAGATTGACGACTTCGCCGAGCGTTACATCGCGCCGGCCGTCAACAACCTCGCCGGCAAGGTCGCCGTGGGGATCATGGCGGGCGCCGAGGGCGGCGTGTGCAACTACGTGGACAATCAGGCGGCGGGCGCCATCATCAGCCCGAGCGTGACGACGATCCTGACCGCGAACGCCATCCTGGACACGCAAAGCGCGCCGATGATGAACCATCGCCTCGTGGTCAATCCGTTCACCGACAGCCGCATCGCCGGGGCGCTGTCCGGGCTGTTCAACCCCTCGACGGAGATTTCCGAGCAATACCGCAGCGGCAACGTCAAGAACGCGCTTGGCTTCGATTGGCTCAAGGACCAGACGGTATTGATGCACACCGCCGGGACGTTCACCGCGGGCACCGTCAATGGCGGCAGTCAGACCGGCACCACGATCACCACGAACGCGATCACCGGGACGCTCAAGAAAGGTGACATCATTACCTTTGCGCTGGTCAACGGGGTGAACCGGATCGAGAAGCAGTCCTACGGTCAGTTGCGTCAGTTCGTGGTCCTCGCGGACGTGGCGACCGCCGGCACGTCGATCAGCATCTATCCCCCGCTGATCCCGTCGAGTGGCGGCAACGATGTGCAGTACCAGACGGTCGATGTGTCGCCCGCGAACACAGCGGCGATTACGTTGGTGTCGCCGGCGAGCGCGGTGTACCGGAAGAACTTAGCTTTCGTTCCGGATGCGATAACAATGGCGACGGCCGATCTGGAAATCCCGCCGAACGTGGAAAGCGCGCGGCACGAACTGGATGGCGTGTCGATGCTGATGGTTCGGCAGTATATCATCGGCACCGGAGTCACTGGAACCCGCCTAGATGTAGTCTGGGGCGTGCTTTTCGTGAGGCCAGAGTGGATGGTTGTGATCCCGGATATTGTCTAAACAAACGCACAACCCACAGGAGACCACATGAGCGGTCACATCCAACGCGCGCAGCAGCATTTCCTCTTGAGGGGAGGGGCTTACGAGTTCGGCCTCGCCAAGTTGCAAGAGGACGGCATTCTGTCCGCCGACTACGTTTACCACGAATATCCGAAGGTCATCCGCCTGTCGCGCGGCACCAAGGAGTTCGAACGCGCCACGGAGACGTGCGACAAACGGACGATCACCTGGAAGGAAACGAAGGAGGTCTTCGAGGACATCCTGGTGAACTCCGAGGACGAGGAAGAGCGCGTTTTGTCCGGCGGGAAGACCACGACCCAGATGGAGGAAGACCGCCAGGGCCTGATCCAGCGGTGCCGCACCATGGGCATCGCGGCCGATCCGTCCTGGTCCGCGGTTCGGTTGCGGCGGGAACTCGGCGACGCGCTTGATGCACCAGCGCCCGGCGACAACATGGCGAAGCTAGAGGCCGAACTCGCCAATCTCCGCAAGATGGCCGCGATGCAAGCCGAGATCGAGGCGTTGCGGGCGCAGCTTGGCGGGACGCGGACGGACGCTCCACGTGAAGCGGAGGAGGTCGAGGAACTCCGCGCGCAACTGACCGCGCTCGGGGTGTCGTTCCATCATCGGCATGGCGCGGAGCGGCTTCGGGATCTGTTGGAAGCCGCGACGGCTCCGGAGGGCGTGCGATGACGCCGCTGGAAATCCTGGAGGAAGGCCACAAGGAAGCCGAGGCCGCGCTGGCGGCGCTCAAGGAACAGTGGAAGGCAGACGACGCGGCATTGAAGGCCGAACGCGCCGCCATCCTCGAAGCCCACGCGCAAGGTGCGAGGGACCGCGATGCGGTGCGGACGGCCATGGGCGGCACTTCATTGATCGATGCGGCGGACAAGAAGGTAGCGGACGCCGCGGCCGAACGCGCTCGCCTCGCGTCGTTGCCCACGGCGCCTCGCGCTTCTTCCCTGCCCGTGCAACCGCTCGCCGCGCTCGGTCAGATGGACAAAGCGGACGACAAGCCGGCGACCAAGGCAACCTGATGCCGCTGACGACGCCGCAGGAACAGATCGCGTTCGGCCTTCGCGCCATCGGCGTGTTGGGTGTGGGGCAGACGGCGTTGCCGGAGGACTACAGCGACGCCTTCGCGGCGCTAAACGGGATGATCGCCGGGTGGAACGCCAAGCGGTGGCTTGTCTATCATTTGGTGGACGTGTCGGTGCCGACCACGGGGCAGATATCCTACACGATCGGCCCTGGCGGCGACTTCAACATGGCACGTCCGACGCGGTTGGAATCGGCCTACATCCGGCAGTTCATTAACAACGCGCCGAACTTCGTGGACTACCCGCTGACGATCCTGCAATCGCGGGAGGACTACAGCAACATCGCGCTAAAGACGCTCGGCACGTGGCCGGTCGCGATCTTCTATAACAGCGACTTCCCGCTCGGTTCCGTGTTCCCCTGGCCGGTGCCATCCGCCGCGCTGTTCGAGTTGCATTTGGTCCTGAAAGCCACGCTGCGGCAGTTCGATTCGTATGTGCAGTCGATCAACCTGCCGGACGAATATACCGAGGCGATCTGGACCAATCTCGCGGTTCGGCTTGCCGCCATCTATCCCGGATCGTCATTGCCGGAAGCCACGATCGGACTGGCCAAGGCATCGCTTGAGACGATCCGCACCGCGAACGCGCAAATCCCACGCATGGAAATGCCGACGGGGCTGCAACGGAAGCCCTTATGGAATATTTTCTCGGGGCAAAGTTACTAGAACGAAATGGAGTGACGCACAATGGCCGATGACACCCTGATCCTGACCGGGCCGACGTTCCAGCAGCAAAAGCCAAACACCATCCTTGTCACGCCGACGGGCGGCAAGCAGGCCAATCTCGCGGACCTGATCAACGGAGGGACGGTCGCTCAGTCTGGAACGATGTCCACTCTCACGGTTGGAACCGTGACGACGACAGGCTTCAACATCAACAGCATCACGAACAACATCACCGCCAGCACGACGCAAACGCTGGCCGGCGCCGTGGCGCTCAACACCGGCATCGCCGTCGTGACTAAGGTTGGGACGGCGGGCGACGCCGTGAAGCTGCCTTTGGTGCTCGCGACGCCTGGGAATGAGGTCTGGATTTTCAATCAGGGCGCCTCGGCCATGGCGATTTTTCCTGGCGAGACGTTGACCTCGATCGATGCCGGAACAACGGCGGCCTCGGTGACACTGACGAACGCCAAGAACGCGGTGTTTATCCAAACCAGCGGCACGACCTGGATTAGCGCGCAGGGCGGCGCCAAGAGCGCGTAAATGACGCGGGTTGCCCTCACGTCCGGGTCTTACGAAGCGCGCAGTGTTATCGCGTCGGCGGCGCGCAGCGTGAATCTGGCGGCTGAAGCGAATCCCAAGGACGCCCCCGCGCCGTTCACATACTACGGTTGTCCTGGATTGACCGCGCTCGCATCTCCTCCCGTCGCTGGCGCGGGCCGCGGTTTGTATTGGGCGAACAACGGAACGCTCTATTATGCCTCAGGACCGAACGTCTTCAGTGTGTTGCCCGGATGGCTGCTAAAACAGCTTGGCACCATCGGCACCACGACCGGCCGCGTGAGCATGGTGGACAACGGCACGACGCTGGTGCTGGTGGACGGTAGTTCGCGAGGTTGGCAGATTGATCTGGTGACCGATGTCATGACCGAGATCACATCGGCCGCGAACAATCCGGACCCGCCAACGGCGGGCGCGGTCTACGCATTCTTCGGCGCCGACCGCGTGGATATCATCGATGGGTTCATCGTTCTCAACCAGCCAGGCACGAGGAACTTTTACAGCACATATCTCAACCAAATCAAATTTGACTCGCTATGGTCATCGGCGAAGAACGGATATTCCGACAATCTTGTGAGCGTCATCGTGACCAAGCGGGAAATCTGGTTAATCGGCGAGCGCACGACGGAAGTGTGGTTCGATGCCGGCGCCGCCGATTTCCCGTTCCAGATCATGCCGGGGCCGTTCATCCAGCACGGTTGCATCGCGAAGTCTTCCGTCGCGCAGGCGAACGGGTCGGCATTCTGGCTTTCGCAGGATCAGAACGGCCAGGCCATCGTGGTCCGCACGGAGGGGTATGATGCCAAGAGGATCAGCAACTTCGCCATGGAAAACGAAATGGCGAAGTATCCAACGGTGACGGACGCGGAAGGGTTTACGTTTCAGCAGCGCGGCCACACGTTCTATCAG